TAGGCACTGAACTTTGGGCGCGTCATATCCAGTGTTTAATAGGCGAGAACACGACAGAATCTTGAACTCACCCGCGTCATGCCCTTTGAATATCCACTGCCGCTCTTCATCGTCCATGTATCCGTCAATATGGACAGCAGGAACGCCCGCCGCGTTGAATAGCTCCACCATGTGCTTCGAGTGCTTAATTGATGGAGAGAATGCGATCGTCTGCTTACCCTCGGCGTGCTTAAACCAGTTCTTGACGATATCACCAGCCAATTTTTCGTCCTTATCTATCGCATCGCTCAACGCTTTCTCGTCCCAGTCAGTGCCGCCCGTTCTAATCGCCTTGGTCTTGACGCCTTTTAGGTTTGGCCGTGCGCCGCCGTAGTAATCAACTGGGCATAGATACGCTTGGTCTAATAACTCACGCGGGCTGATCGGCATTACTACATCATCGTAATACTTACCCAAGCCCTTCGCGTATGGTGTCGCAGAAAGCCCAATAAACGGCACTGCTGTATACATATCCATGTACTTTTTTAATGAATCGTAAACAACGTGACACTCATCTACTATGGCGAAGTCGAACTCGACCATACGAGACCGTCTGGCCATTGTGTGTATAGATGCGATCTGAACCTGAGCATTCCAGTTGGTGCGCTCATGGTCGGCCTGAATCACGCCAACGTCTATACCGTGCAGATCAAACGCTTCGAGCGCCTGTTGCACTAGCTTGACCCTGTCGCAAATGAATATGCCCCGCTTGCCTTTCTCTGCCGCAGACTTGAGCATATATGCCGCTGTTATGGTCTTACCGAATGAGCATGGAGCGGCCAGTATCGGCCTCTTGTTCCCTCTCCTGAGCGAGTCGCGCAACATCTCGACCGCCTTAATTTGATGTGGCCGTAAGTCCATCATCCCCTCCTGTGTATTATCTTGTTGTCCCACCTCGTCACGAACAGCGACATTCTGCCGTTCGATGTTACCGTCTTATGTACGGTTATCGGTAGGTCTTCTTTAGCCGTTCCGACCCACCACTCTTTCGCCTTTGCCAGAGTCTTGACTTGATGCTCTGTGTAAGTCGTTACGCCTCCTCTTGGACACTGCATTTGATCCTCCATTATGCCGATGAGTTCGTTCTTGCTGTAATTCAGGCAATACTTACCCAAGGAAGGCCGAAGCCAACCTCGGTAAGTGCCTATGCCGATTGAGACAGTCCCAGCCGCGCATCAGGGTCAGACATTCAGTAAAACTCTGACTGGATCAATTACGACTTACTGGCCGCCCAGACTGGCTTGATCCCGATTTGAGTTGCGTATCGTGCAAGGTCTAAACCAATGTACACTCGCGTTCAAATCTACCCATAACCCCGAGACTATCTGGTTCCCCTTTTTTTACATGGTGGGTGAGCCTTTTCAGGCGACGCTTCCATGTGCTCGGGTCGATGGTGGCAACTTGACTAATGAGGAGAGATGTAGAACAATTACCGCTGTCGGGTGATCGTTTCCTACTGGTCTCTGTCATCGGTCTTTAGGGTCGCCAACCCACCGACAATCTAATTCTACCCTCCCTCCTTTTTATTCTCAAGCCACTTGATCTGACTTTTTGAAAACAGGTAAATCGGTTCGATATCGTCAGGCAGTGGCTCCCGCCCTTTCGGTGTACCACCAGCCATTTTCAGCTCAAAGTCACACTCTGGCCAAGCGCCATTATGAACAACGACATACCCGATTTTTTTCTCGTGACGAAAGACCATAAGGAAAGGCAACCTGCTCATGTTGGCCAGCTCGCACCCCTCGATGTACTTCGGCGCGTTCAAGCCTAGAAACAGAGTCCGCTTGTAATCCTTTACCTCTGCCCATGCCTTCGGGTCTTCCCCCTTAAACAGCACCGCGTCGATCCGATACTTTCCACCGTTGCCCAGCTTCACCCACTTCATCTTAAACTTCTTGCAGAACGCATCGAGGATCTCTGCCTCGTTCGCTAGGTCTTGCTGTGTCTCCCTCATACCTTGCTCCATGTCACGCCTTTGACGGCAAAAACGATTGTGTTGCGATGCACCCCGTACTTTTTAGCCAGCTTTGGATAGGACAGGCCATTGCGGTTTTCACGTATGGCCCTGACCTGCTCCGCTGTTAGTTTACGCTTCGGCATTGGTTAAGGGCCGCTTATGCGGCCTCTGTTGGTATGATATCTTCAACTTTACCACCGTTTGCAAAATATAAGCACTTCCAATAGGCGGACTTTTGGGTTTTACAGGTGATCATGGGGCTGTACCAAATACCGTCATACAGGTAGACATGAAACAACCCTGTTTTTGGGTTGTGTGCGTAGCAGTAACCGTCAATGACAAAAGTTTGAGTGCTCATGCTGTTTCCCTCTCAGTTAAGGGCCGCTTACGCGGCCACCTTGATTTCGCTGTAAAAGTTTTCGATCTGATCCCAGCTCCAGTCGCTCATGTTGGGCATACCTTTTGACTCCCAGAGTTCGACCATCTGGCACATCTCAGCACATACGCTTGCGAATGAAACGCGCTTGCCCGTGCGGTACCAGTCAACTCGGATGAAGTCGTTACCGAGAACTGACACACAGTCGTGCCATCTGTTGCTGAAGTTTACGCTAGCGCGAAAGCCGTTGTCTTTTACGTAGTTGGCAGTCTTGCGCTCTTGCTGGGCGATCAATGCTTTCTGGCTTACCTGCTTTGGTGAAACTTCCATAGCTTTAAGCTCGGCGCGAAGTTCTACAAGCTCTTTGATCTGCGCCCATACGTCGCCGAACTTCTCAGAGTGCTTTTCTTCGCGTACCTGATAGAGGCCGTATGGAAAGTCAGTCTTTGCGCACAACTCATTTCGTTGCTCAAGAGTAGGCTCTAAGTCGGTTCCTTCAAACTGATCCCAAAACTGATTGAGTATTTGGTCAAACTTCTCTGCTCTGATTGAGCTGTACACAGTATTGAGAAAATCGAGTGCTTCTTTCTGAGCCGCTTTAGAAGCGAAGAATCCACCTTCGGCCAGTTCAAGTGCTTTATTAATTCGATCTACGTTGTTCATATCCATCTCCTTAGTGAAGGTCTTTATTGACCATGTGCTTATTAGGCCACAGCTAAATCTAGATATCAACAAAAAAGTTTAGAGAATAGTTAAAAAAATATCAGTTATATGAAACTGGCTTATACGAGTCGTCCTGCTCCAGCTTTCTCAGCTCTGATCGGTAATGATCAGACACTTCTTTCTTGACCAGATCGTTCGCCTTCAAGATCGAGTTCTTCTTCTCTCTGAGCAAGTCCAAATGACCACTTCCGAAATACTGATCGAGCCAGTCCGTGAATTTCAATGGGTTCTCCGTGAAGTCTCTATGACACCAATGGCAAAGGCAGACCGCGTTATCCAGTGACCACCTGACCGACTTAAGTCTACGCCCATATATATGAGCGCATTCCATCCGACCATCCTGCTTGCCGCAATGCTCGCAAGTGTAGCTGGCCTTTAACCGAACAACGTCCGAGAACCACTTATCACACGCTTCCCGTTTGATCGCCATCATCGTCCTCCTTCTTGTAGAGTCGCTCACGGCCAATCGCTTCAGCAAAGTGAAAGCAGCTCGGACACATCCAGCCTTTTAATCTGAAGTCTTCCTGTGCTGTAAAGACCTCCTCCATCTGCGTGTTGCAGTCGTCACAAATCATCAATGCGATCATCTCTCCCTCTCCCTCTCGATCAAAAACTCTACGTAGTGCTTTGCTTTAAGCAGGTCGTCCAGTCCATTTTTCTGACGCCACCTAGAAATATACTTAACCACACACCCTTCGCAGAAGTCTAGGTTGTTTTCCATTATGTACTCGATCGGCTGTATGCCTTTGTTCTTATAGTGCGCTCCACCTATCTGGTAATCCTTCGCGCTCATACCTGCTCTGCCCCTATCTTGAATCTTGAGAACTCGCCAAACTCTTTGTGGAGTATCACGCTGGACATGGATCGACTCGCGCCATAGCCAGATCCTGCGTGCCATGCGTCCAAAGAGCCGAGCACGTTCCAACTCTCTACCGTCATACCCCCCAGCTCCTTCG